AATCAATTTTTTAAGAATGCAAACTAACTTGACAGATATGCTGATTGTTCCTTTTGTTAAAATTCTAAAAGAAAGCGGAAAGGATGAAGTTAAATGCAATGAGTTCATTGGTAAATATTACGCCTACAGAGAAGTTTTCCGTTTAGGATATAATATCATTGAGCCTGAGCATAAACTTGAAAAAATGCCACAGGATGCAAAACAAACATTATGGAATGATTCTCTAAAATATTGCTCAAAGGATCGTTTGAATTGGTGCAAAGCCGTTCACTTTTATAACCTTGTAAAATAATAAATTCTTTGCCGTTTAGATTAAAATTAAAAGTTAGTTTCAATCAATGAAGACTCGGCAAAACCCGGCTGCTTACCGTAAGATCAGCAGTCGGTTATATTTAAAAAGATATAAAGTAATTATACCGAAAGGTATTATACTTTAAAGCATATAAAGGAAAATAAGTTCCAAAAATTAGTAAATAATGGAAAATATACTATCTTTTGTAGTAATAATAATGCAAAAAAATACACTTAAATTCGGAAACTTTCCGATGAATAGATAAAGTTTACCAATGGTTCAGGCATACACAACGGTACGGCTTCAAGCCGGACTACCTGTAGGGCTCAGGCTAAAAAGATTGTCGGTAAACTTTTAAAATTAGTCGGTTACAATTTGTAACCAGTTAACTACAAAATGAAGTCAACTGAAATATAAATTTGCCTCAGCCTCCCTTCTTGTAACCAAACCTTTCAGCACCTTACCGCCTGCCTTTGTCCAACGCATAAACTCATTCCGTATGGTAGGATCGTTTGGATTAGCATTTACTTTCTTCAGCAATGTACTTTTATTCAATGCGCCGACACCTACGTTAAAAGCAAATGATGTCAATGCTCCTAATTGATTATCGTTAATGCTGCTTTTTACCAAACCTTTTACGCTTAATTCAAATCGATTTACCATTTCAAGTAATAACCGATCTGCACGATCTAAGGTAATTTTATCACCTTGCTGGACTTTGCTTCCGTTCTCATAAAATGTTGATCCGTACCCGATTGTCCAAACATTAGCTGGACATAGGTACGCTGTCAATTTTAACCCTTCAAACTTTCTGATTATCGCTGTTCCTTTGTTCATAGTCTTTAACGTGTTTAAGTAGTTTCCTTTGTGCTGCAAATACAATCCGGTAAGTATTGCGCTTTACTGTATTTATATCGTCTATCTCTTCGTCATATGTCTTATATTCAGAGTCGCTAAGTTCGGCAAGGGTAGCGATAACTTCAAGTTGGTTACTGATAATATCGAGCAACTCAAATCCGGTATATTCAGGAAATTCAGGTATTTGTGTTTCTTCACTCATAAGATTTTTTAAATGTATAACCACCTGTATGGTTTCTTCTTCCATTTATTACTGCTGATATTTTTGTCGCGCTTAAATTTAAATTACGAGCAGCTTCATGTATTCCGTTATATCTACTAATAAAATGTTCATCTTTATATGCTAAAACATCAAATTTGTAATTATATGAATCTTTGCCATACTTACCTTTAGAAGGATTATACAACAACATTCTATTTTTAATTTTTAAAATATGATCTTTACTTAATTTTTTATTTTTAGCAGCTATTGACAAACTTTTTTTATGATCTTCAGTTATAATGTATATATTTTATTTATTGTACCATCACCTCCATCTGTCATATTTGAAAGAATACCACTTCTAAGATCAATTCTGCCATATTTTTTAATTAACTCTATTTCTTTTGTTTTTGCTTCTTGATATGATATATTATCAAATAATATATTTACTTTAAAAGCAGTTTTTTTAGTTATATTTTTCCAAATATTGTTTCTTCTTGTTTTTTCATTTGCTCTTTTATATATATTATCGCTGCCTATTCCAATATAAAAAGGTGTATTATTATCTAATCTTATATGTTCATATACGTATGCCATTATAATATTTTGCCTTTATAAATTGAATAATTTTTTACTTCGTAATTTACAAAATTTGTATCTAATTCTACCATAGCAAATCCGTGATTCCACTTATTTAATGGCATATATGCTGGATTCAATTCACATAAACAACCTAAACTCCAAGTAGTTACAATATCTCCGTTCATATCTGTTTCTGTGTGCGAACTAGTCTGGTGATTATGGCCCTGCATTGCTGAAACTTTACCTTTCATATAAAGACCGCGTGCAATGTTTACCGGACTGAAAACAGAAGGATATTCGTGGCCATGAATGATGTTTAATTTATTCGCTTTTATAATTCGCTTTTCACCAATTACTTGCATTCCTCTTTCCTTTGCCTTAAGCAGATTCTCAAATTTAAACTCAGGTATTCCCAAAAGTTCCGGGGCTTTGTGCATCAGGTAATGTTCATATCGTTCATCATGATTGCCTAACTTATAATAGATATTTGCTCCAAACTTCTGCAATACATCTAAAAAATCATTAACTGCCAATAATTCGTGTGCTACTGATCTTTTACGTGGATCTTTTTGGAAACGTGAAAGACCGTAAAAATCCACCGTGTCTCCGTTGAGTAGTATAGAATCTGGTTTTTCTTCTTTGATCTTATCAAGCGCAGCCGTAACCGCCTCGATAGAATGATACGGGACATGTATATCGGAAAGCACCGCTAATCGCTTTGCCTTTAAAATAAATGGCTCATATTTACTTTCTTCAGATTCGGGAAGTTTATAAGGATTATATGGCCTATTTTCTTCCTTAAAAAAATCGCTTTTTTCTATAAATTTAGTTTTATTTAGTTTTCCTGATTTCCCTTCAATATATCTGAGCCGTTCCCTTGCGTCTTCTTTATCTTTAAAAGCCTCTTTATTTTCTTCATACATTATTCGAGCAAGCTGATTAGTAGGCATATTCATGCCATGCTTTTTTCTATATTCTCTGGCAATGTCTGCTTTATTCATTGTATGAGGTTATCGATATCTATTTTATTGTTTTTGGACTCCTCCCATAAATACTGCCAAACGTCATCTATTGTGGCATTTTCGCCGTAAATAGATTCACACCGCTTTTTGCCATTTAATAACACCTCAAATATGAAAGCTGCCATGTCAAGACTATACATTGCACGATGCAAAGCCATCCTGTCATCCGGATCACTCAGATCATATTTAATGTTGACAATAGCCATAAATAGCCAAAAATTAAGTAAGTAAAAAGAGAAACCACACGTAAAGCCCAGAAACCGCCTAAATTTCTGCTCAAATTATCTATAAAGCTGTTTGTATGGTCTGAAAAATAATCGAATGGCAAGCCTCTAAATATGTTTAAACACACATCATAAAATAAACCCCGGCACCCGATAAAGTACAAAGCATAAAATAAAACGTGGTGCGGAAGAATGTAATCGTAATAATCAACCGACAAAGCCAAGCATAAGCCGAAAAAGACAAAAGCAATATTAACCGACCAAAATTTATTTACATTATCCACCTTACCATGAGCCGCTTTGATTCGGAAATATTCAATTCCGGCACAAATGATTGCAGATATTACAGGCAAAATAAAAGTCAGCATATAACTTTACTTTTTGTCAATTTTTGACAAGTCATTACTTGACAAACCAAACGTCCGAATGATCAGGCCATAGGAACGCCCAAAAAAACAATGTACCTAAAAAGAGCCATAAAATACCTATATAAAATTGACCAGTTTTCCAAAAGGAAACATTTTCATCTGATTCAACATATTCATAATAACCTGTAGGAAATCCGGGTTTTTGCTTTTTTACAAGGCTACCTGATTTTGATGCTTTGTAACCAAAATAAAACCAAATAAATGGAGGAAGATAGCAGAAAGCAAGTGCAATAAACATATCAAAACTTTCAGAAAATGGAGCTAACATATTTTATGATTTTGTGATTAATTTACTTGCAACTCTTATTAATGGTTTTCTAAAAAGTAATATTAAAAGAAGCAAAATCCACCAATAAGATTTGTTACGTTCCTTTTTATATTTATCTGCGTTATATTTAGCATCATTATACTTTTTATTAAAGTCCTCTTTTTCCTTAGTTATTTTGTCAATTTTTGACAAATTATCCTTTGAAATTTTATTGCAGCTGTCAAGTAATACTTGATACTTCGCAGTATTTTCAACCGTCTTTGTAATGTATTTATATTTTATAACAGGTACTTTCTTTTCCTGAAATACGGTGACTATTTCACGTTTTATCGAATCGTTAATATCACTACCTAATAAGCTGTCAAGCATTGAATAAAGATAAACAAACTCCATTTCGTATGCCTGTAAAGTGGTCGAATCCACCACTATAACCGTATCAATAGTTTCCTTAATAGGAAAGTATTGTACACACTTTTGAGCAGCTAAAGTTGGTTTCTTATTAAAGAATTTGTCAAGTTTTTTGGGTAATAAGCATGACTGAAAAATGATGCATATTATACACAAAATGACGTATTTTGTTGACTTGTTACTCATTATCGTTTTTTTTGGATGCATCCGTTTTTGTTGCTCCGAAATAATATCCTACCACACCAGCAAGCGCACCACCGAAAATAAACCCGGCAACAATGTTTACAATATCATGATTCTCTTTTGGTATCGCTTTCACTTGTAATAAATACATCAAACCAAAACAACCCAAAACAATAATGATTGCAAGGCTGTTTCTTATATCTGCTTTTGTTAATCTTTTCAACCATTCAGGCATATTATTTCTTTTTAATTGATTTAATTACTTTAATGGCTGCAGGTAGATTTCGTAAAATCCAAACGGAATAACCAGTTATCGTGAAGACGAAAACAATGTCATTTTTCGTCACCAATGCCATTATACTAAGCATTGACATCATTAAAGGTTCAATCTTTGCGCTCATATTCTATCGCTTTTTCAACGTGATTTTTATCTATTGCATTTAATAGCCATGATAATGCTTTGCCTGTAAAAGTCAATGTGTTAATCTTTTTATTCATTCCTAAAACGTGACTGATTGTCACATCTTCGTTACCAAATCGGTAACCATCATTTTTAATCATTGTGTAATTAAACAAATCCGCACAAACTACATTGCCGAGCTGGTCGATCGACTTTGCAATTGTGAAAAGGTATCTGTTAATGTGGCGAAAGAAGGTAGTAACTATTTGAAAAGCGAAGCCTACCGGAAGTAAAACAACCGATAAAAGCAAAGCGATTATAAGTAATATAAACCCTCTCATAATTCTTCAATTTCAGGAAACCAACCTGCGTCTTTCATTTGCTCATAAGTAAATACCGTTGTGTCCTGTGGTATTATATACTGAAACGGAAAACTTTGCTGTGATTCGATAAACGCTGCCAACCCGTCCTTTTCCGCTTGCGATAACTCAGGAAACAAAGCAATAAGGTTAGTTAAATCGTTTTCGGGATGCACAATAATATTATAATCCAACTCCACATCCAAAGCCGTATCGACTACCTCTGTATATGCAGGATCTTGGGTAGGATGTTTCACCCATCCGAAAAGGTAGGTTGTAACATCATTCGGGTTACGGATTGCAGGAGGTCTGCTTATAGCCCATAGTTCGTAGCTGATAGCATCGGCACGCTGTGCGCTTGTTAATCCTGCTTGCGGAAGCACTTTAATATATGCCATAATAAGAATTTATGTTTGTTTCTATTCCTGA